CCATTACATTAAAATAAATTACATCCTCACCATCTTCATCCCATTGAATATACTCATTAATGTCAATCGTTAGTTCAATCATGTAATAACTCCTTACTTATATTTATTATTTGATGAAGTTTATTGGTGTTTAAACTTCTTGTCAAGTAATAATTATATTCTCTCTCTTTCATTATATGGTCATCAATATAAATTCTTATACATTTACTTTTATTTAAAGGTTGACCATGAGAATAATATCTCCAATTAGCTTTCTCACTATCAATAAGATATTGTCCTCTAGTTCTCATTTTATATCTATCTTTATTAAGATATTTTTTCATAAGCCTAACAAGTTCTTTACCTTCTTTATTGTTAGGTATCTCACTAAACATATAATTGTGTGGGTCTTTACTCATTGTTACCTTCTTTCCTTACCAAAATGGTAATTATTTTTGCCATACTATTAGGCATATTAATATTCCTATTACAAAATATATTAAATGTAATAGAGTTAATGTAAGGTCAGTAGTAAATACTAACCCTACAAAATTTACTAGCATTACACCTAGTCCTACTGCAAATAGAAAATTAAGCATAGTACTTACTTTGTTTTTCTCTATATGTTTCCTCAATAAATTCTACTACTTCCTCTAATGGTACATTAGGATTAGGATGTTTAATGTTTAGTAATACTTCTCTAACACATTCAACTACATTATGCCAAACATTATTTACTACAAACTTTTCAACTTCTATTTCATAGTTTGTAGTATCATCTATTACTTGGTCTGATAATCTACTCATTTATTTTACTCCAACTTATTATTAAAATTAATGTTAGTTTTTTTATACAAGATACTAACAAACTTGTCAACAATTATATTCTTTGATTAGAAACATCAAGAGTATAAGTATTTTTTCTTACTTCTTTCTTTCTTTCATATTCTGGAAAGTAATAAGCCTTAGTTCCCCTAGTTATTTTGAGAAACTTTTCTCCACTTTCTCCACCTTCAGTATAAGATATAGTATAATTATTATTCTTTCTTTCATTATCTCTATATCGAGTCGGTACTTTACCTTGAATTTTTAATCCAAAAAGTGCAAGGTTTACACCTAGTTTTACAAAGTTTATTTTCATTTTCTTTTACTCCATTTAATTAAAGATAATTATTTATAGCAGATTGAATTATAATTACAACCTATACTTACTATAAGTTTTTCCTATATCTTATTTATTTTACTTCTACTTATTATAAGTTTTACTTATATTTATTATAAGTTTTTTCTATATCTTATTTATTTTTTTTCATTCATACTTTTTTTAAAATGTCAAGTAAAAAATAAAATATTTTGTTCTTGTTTTGTTCTGCCAGGAATTAATAAACTTTTAGAAT